CACGCCACCATTTCCGGCGTGGACGAAAGCGCCCTTGTGTATTGGGCAACCGGCGCACACGCAGGCGTTGCAGTCAACAAGTCCCTCACCAACTACAAGTATGACGGTGAGCTCATCATTGACACCGAATACACGCAGGCGGAACTTGAGCAGGCTATCAAGGCAGGCAAGTTTATGCTCCACAATGTCAACGGTGCTGTCCGTGTGCTTGAGGACATCAACACACTGCTCACCCTCACCGACACCAAGGGCGAGGTGTTCCAGAGCAACCAGACTATCCGGGTGTGTGACCAGATTGCCAATGATGTGGCGGTGCTGTTCAATACCCGTTATGTGGGCACCGTTCCCAACGATGCCTCTGGGCGCGCATCCCTTTGGGGCGATATTGTCAAGCTCATCCAGGAGCTTGAGAAAATCCGCGCCATTGAGAACTTTGACACAGACAGCGTGACCTGTGAACAGGGTGACAAGAAAAAGGCGGTGCTCTGCACCATCAACGGCCTCAACATTGTCAACGCTATGAGCCAGCTCTATATGAGCGTGATTATTCAGTAAGGAGGGATTGACACATGCTCAATAATACGATGAACACACAGGATGCTGTCAGCGCCAACTTTGCTGAGTGCTTTGTGACACTGAACGGCACCCGCTACTCCATGCTGATGGCAAAGGAGTTTGAGGGCAAGGCATCCATCAACACCAAAGAGGTCTACAAGTTGGGCAGTCCCGTGGTTGGGCACAAGGCCCAGACCGTTGCCCTTGCGTTTTCCATGACCGTCTACAAGTGTACGGAAATCTTTGACCAGGTGGTGGAGGAGTTTATCAAGACCGGCGTGATGC